AAAAATTAAAATAAAAAATTTTAATTTCGGAAAAAAACCATATGGAGTCGTTTTACTTAAAAAAAGTGTTGATAATATAAAAAAAAAAAAAAAAAAAAAAGGAAAAAAAATATTAAAAAAAAAAAAAAAAAAAAAAAAAAAAAAAAAAAAAAAAAAAAAAAAAAAAAAAAAAAAAAAACCTTTGAATTCGTCGAACACGACGCAATCGTGAACCAAAGGGTCATAGCCGTCGAACCAGGCTCCATTGACGCCCGGGCGGTACCAGAACGCCGTCAATCCCAATCGCTTAATCGATTGGATGACTTTGTGAGTTTTGCCCGTCCCAGGCGGACCCCAAAACACAAAGTTCATCGGAGCAACACGCTCCTTGCTCTGCAATTTCAAATGCGAGTACTCCTTGAACGACTTCGAGTAACGACACATCATATTGTAATGATCATCCCACAAATCTTGCATGGAATCACCATTGTCAATTGCATCTTTCACAACTTGCAAAGAGTTCTGCTTCTTCTCGCCGGCAGCCTTCTTGTTGGCGATCTCGTCAACATGCTCGCCGAGCGTCCACGGACCAGCCTTGCGCGTGTCCGTCTTCGTGCAGTACTCAATCGCTTGTCGATGAGTGCCCATGCGCTTCTCGAAGTGCATCGAGCCGTTGATTTTGTCTTTGACAAATTTCGGCGTCACGCGACCTTTGTCGCCTTGCTTCTCATTCACAACAAAGTAGCCTTGCAAATGACGAGTGCCATTTGCACCAACTTCAACTTGCCAAACAATGAATTTCACAAGTTCCATTTCAAACCAAGCCTGTAAACAGAGAGGGGTCGTTAGTACCCATCGATTACAGCGTGCTTTGTTGGCACGGACACCGGGACACAAACGGGCACATTTCTTTGATGTGCGGTACGCTGTTCCTTTCGGAGTGATGTGCTCACTACCTTAGGCAACTGATCGTTGCTGGGGTTATTCAAAGTGAAGCACCACGCATTAGAGCGAATTCTCGACATTTATTAGAGAAGGAGTGCCCACACGGTGGGCGAAAAAAAGACATACAAACACGTACAACCGCCACTCGTGGTTCCTATTCTACTAATTTAAGAAAGGTTGTCGTGCCTTTCATTCAATTATAGTAAACTTATTAGACATTTTGTCAAACAAGTTTACTAATTTATTCATGGGCTATTCTTAACACTAACAACTCTATTATCTCGGGGCGCGAGAGCGCCCCGTAGCTAGTAGCTAGACTGATATCGAATCACCACGCGCGCGTGAGCGGCCTCCGGACGCGAACCGCAAGACGTAGCCTCGTTTCTTTACCCGCGACGAATGTTATCTGGAAAATTTAAGAAGGCCGAGGCCGCGTAGCGGCCGGGCCGAGCAAAACCCTCTCTATCTCAGCATTTATATATATTTGTTTTCATTCAGATGTCTTTGAAGCGCATGCGAAAAGCAGCTGCAAGTACTGCGGCGCTTGTGCCAGCAGTAGTGTTGCCAACAGTCACAAGGTACAGAGCGCCTTCTTCGATGTCGCCGATCGCGCCGGTGCCAGCAGCCTTGTAAACTGTTTGACGATTCTTCAAATCCAAGAAGAAGTCGTTGCCTTTGTACATCGAGTCGAGGTAGTGCGCAGCGGCATTGGAATTGCCCAACAAAAGTTCATCGCAACGTTTCAAGATTGTGAAACGTCCTGCGTTGTTGTCGTTGTTGAACGCAGCAGCGTTTGCAGCGACCAAGATGTCGGTGACAGCCGGCAGCGAGCCCGTCGGGCGCTTGTCGTAGACGATCAAAAACGCGACGTCGTTGGCAATCCCCGCAGAATTGTTCTGCATGTAGCCACGACATTGGAGACCACGCATTTGAATTTTCTTGCCGACGCGTTGAGAAACACTGGCGCCTTGTGCGACGGTGTTCAACAATGTCACAGACCCAGTTGTGTCCATAGCGTAGGAGGCGAGGGCCAGATCCACGTAGCCAGTCTCGCCTGACACTCCAGGCGCACGCTGCAAGCGAGCAGACATGCTGCGATTGTAGCGGCTAGACATAGCCGCAGAGCGACGGAATATCGCAATTTGTCGACCAGCCGAAGTTTTGGCACGTTTTGAGATTTGACCGTAGGGAGCACTACGTTTTCCGAGGCTTGACATTCCTGTAGATCAATGTTGTCCCACAACCAAGCACGACGTTGCGCAATTTCTTTTGTCAAGTTAAAAAAATTAAAAAAAATAAAAAAAATCATCATACTTGATATTTTTAAAAATTAGAATAAATTTGAGCCTAATGACACCGTCATTATAAAAAGTAGAATTTTATAAAAAAAAATTCGTGCCGGGTCTGGGTTCGACCCACCCGGTTTGTTAAGTATAGTGTGGCGAAAAATTTATTTTTCTTAGTATTACCACACTATACGGTGGGCATTTTATTTATAAAGCTGCCCACTCCTTTTGCACGGTGGTCACACCTAGTGCCAAATATATATAACAAAACGGAAGACTTGTGTTCCGTTTTAACGAGAAAGAAATTTATTTCTTTTGAGAGTTTTCAATCTTATTATCATCATCATCATCATCATCTCTTTGCTTGCGCTTTGGAGCCCATGCGAGCTTGCTCTGCACGGGCTCTGTGCCAATCTTCTTGAACAAGCCGCGAGCTTGCTCTGGCTTGCGAAACGTAAACTCGTCAGTACGTTTCAAACTTTGAGCTCGGTTGAGCTCAATCGGCGACGCGAACGACGGCGACGCAGGATGAACGGGGATGTCTTCATTTTCCCAATCTTCATCAATATCATCCTCGTCATCGTATTCACCCTCGCCAACACCATCCATATAATTGGCGTAAGGGTTATCATCGAGATCATTCAACGGCGACGAAGGCGGCGTAGTGAGATCAATGATTGTTGCCAACAAATTTGCAGCTTCTTCATCGTCAGCAGCCTCAATCAATGCCGCGGACTCTTCAAATCCATCAATCTTCTCATCCTCAATCACAAATCGCTGATTCATCTCATACACCTTGCCCATCGGCGGAGCCAATCGACGCAGCAGAGCGGACGAGTCAAAAGCCTTTTCAACGACGACGGTAGAGCCGACGTCCTCGTGCGCAGAATGAAATTCTTTTTTGCCATTACGCCCATACCACTCATTGGGCGCAAAATTCGAAGTAATGAAATTGTACTTCGGGCAATACACCATTGTAGTGCCTTTGCCTTCAACATGCGTTGGATACTTGTCAAGCAGTGACAAGAACAACGTGTAAGGAATTTGGCCTAAGACAAATTAAGTTAAAAAAAAAAAAAAAAAAAAAAAAAAAAAAAAAAAAAAAAAAAAAAAAAAAAAAAAAAAAAAACAAAAAAAAAAAAAAAAAAAAAAAAAAAAAAAAAAAAAAATAGGGACCCGGCCCCACTAATAAATGTATATGTTGAATTATTAACAATAGTCATTCAATTAAAGATCTTCAATACGACCATCAGTAGCACCAGGAGCTTCAGGATCCTTACCTGCAGGAAACGACACAGGGACAGAATTGCGGTCAAAGAGCTCACAGACATAAGTGATTGAAACTTCACAACTTACAAGAGACGTAGAACTCCCATCAAGAGGTCGACATGCAAGATACCCGTACACCTGATCCGTAGGATTGCTAGTAAACACTGAGGCCACATTAGGATTAGACTTGTACACAACGGCGGCCATACCCATAACACGAGGAATACTTACAGTATAACGAATTGTTGCCCTATCTACACCACCACGACCAGAAATCGTAACACGTTTGCAGTGAGGCTGCTCAAAGAACTGATCCCCAAAACCAGGAGCTGCTTGGTCAGGACCGGCGACAAACCCAATCTGTTCAGCATCGGCAGAATTGGAAGAAGTATTAACAGCCTTGACCGTAACAATAGCCTTAAAGACACGATACTTATTGTAGAAAGTATTCCACTGATCAAAACCCAAAGGCTGATGTCCATTAGTAATAGAAGTGTCAGGATCATAAAGAGAATTCAGACGGAACACACGCGAAGCACCACCAATACCCGACAAAACAATGTTATCCACGTACTTCATGCGAATAATAAGACGATCAGGCACAGTAGCAGTCTTCATAGCAACAATCTTACCACCATTGGCACCACCCCCACGACGACCATACCGACGACGACGACCCATAGGCTTCCGACGAGCGACCCGCTTGCGACCCAACTTACGAAGTGCCATTATTTATTAGTAGGAGTATGAAAAGTCATTCGGACTTTCGGACCGTTCGGACTAGGAGTAACCAAGAAGTCCTCACCAGGTTGTTTATGTGCCAGGCAAAAGTTTTTCGAGACGACCAAAAAAATTTTTCTGGCCAAAACGGGGGGGCAGGGGAAAGATCCTCTTTATAGGTACGAGTGCGATGGGGTCGAGAGGACCAAAGTCAAAAATTGGGAGGTCAGGTATTGTTTATACGGGAAGTACGAGTTGGTCTCATGGGACCAGGACGGGTTGGACATAAACAAAGTATGACATGCCCCGAGTCAAAGATGCCCACACTTGGATGCTTACATGGAGCCCTGAGGGAGACTGCCAGGAATTGCCGATTCCTATCTCAAGCTTGTTATGTAGTGAAGCTACGGTACGAGCTTACGCGGTTGCAGAACGAAGTGATAAATGGCATGTGCACGCTGGATTTGAGCTCAAGAGATCTTTCAATTCAGATTATAAATGGTGGAAGGATCTTTTCGGAGAGGGAATTGGCAGCCCTGCTCTCGATATCAGGTATCACGATAACCTCTTGGGACTGGTTGGGGGATACTGTACAAAGGATGTGGAGAGAAGAGTACTTCTTAACAAGGGATTTAGCGATGAGGACTTGCGAGCTGGAGCCTTGGAATATGAACGAGGAAAATGCAAACAACGAATCAGAAAATTCGGAGAACGATACCACGTCATCAATCCAGACAAATTCGAATTGTACATTGGAGCAGCAATGGCAGAATTCAATACTGGACGAGACAGAGCAATACTTGCACTTGCTAAAACGGGATTCGCTTTTACGAAATCAAAAGCCGGACTCGAAGAACTCTACAAAAATGATTATATGCAACAGATGCGGAGAGAAACAGAGAGTACTGAAGAATCCGGAAATGTACGAGGGATTGTTCCATCCATGCCAGAGCGACTTGTGTCATAATGTATGGAATGGGACACATTGGCTACGTTAATTGAATAATAAACAATATAATCAATCTGTGTGTCAACTGCGGGCAGAGCCCTTGTCGACGCAGGCCGCGGGGGACCCACCCCCGACATCAAAGTTTTAAAGATATGAAAATGTATTTTAAAAGTCATTCAATTTAAGCATCCTTGTAATAAAGGAAGCCATAAGCGGTGTTAATAATGTTAACATCCATAGCAGAAGGAGTAGATCCATCTTCATAATACCAGCCGAGTACAAAAAATGGTGCAAAATTATCAGGATACTGATTACCCGGAGACCATTTCATTGTAGAAGGAACCTTAATAGACATTGAATAATGGCCAGTCTGCGCCTTGTGATTCTCAACATCAGTATCAGAAATCTTGATAGTCCTTGATGCAAGAACATCGAAGAGATCAGTATTCACGCGCCACATTGCACGAAGCGTAGAACCATCCCAAGAATTAGTAGCACCACCGTTATCAAGAAAATTGGGAAGATTCACAGATGCCAAAGCAGTCTGCAGGTTTCCAAGACCCTTCTGACGAAGACAAAAAATCTTAACAATCATAGGAGACTGAACAGCTGCCTGCCCGCGATCATAGTATGAAAGACACCCTTTCACTTTAAGATACAAACCCTTCACCTTATCACCAACACGCTCAGACGAACCAGTACCCTGCGCAACAACAGGAAGAAGAGCCACAGCATCCGCATTTGAAATGATAGCATTATGCGAAACAGCGTTCTCAATAGTAAAACCACAACACTTAGTCTCTTCTTGACGAGAAATGATACGCTTAACAACAGGAGCAATACGACGAGCCGTAACACCACGGACAGGACGTACACGGACAGGACGACGGGCAGGACGAACCCGACCACGACGACCAGCACCAGACCAAAAACCTGCCGGAAGACGACGACCACGAGTCATACCACGAGTGACTGCCATTATTTATTATAGGGAGTACGAAAAGTCATTCGGACTTTCGGACCGTTCGGACCAGGAGTAACCAAGAGGTCCTTCACTAAGTTGTTTATGTGCCAGGGAAAAATTTTTCGAGAAGACCAAAAAAATTTTCTGGACAAAAAACGGGCAAGCCGGGAAAAACCTCTTTATAGGTAAAAGTGCGATGGGGTCAAGGGGACCAAAGTCAAAAATTGGGAGGTCAGGTATTGTTTATACGGGAAGTACGAGTTGGTCTCATGGGACCAGGACGGGTTGGACATAAACAAAGTATGACATGCCCCGAGTCAAAGATGCCCACACTTGGATGCTTACATGGAGCCCTGAAGGAGACTGCCAGGAATTGCCGATTCCTATCTCAAGCTTGTTATGTAGTGAAGCTACGGTACGAGCTTACGCAGTTGCAGAACGAAGTGATAAATGGCATTGCCACGCTGGATTTGAGCTCAAGAGATCTTTCAACTCAGATTATAAATGGTGGAAGGACCTTTTCGGAGAAGGAATTGGCAGCCCTGCTCTCGATATCCGGTATCACGATAACCTCTTGGGATTGGTTGGGGGATACTGTACGAAGGATGTGGAGCGAAGAGTACTTCTTAACAAGGGATTTAGCGATGAGGACTTGCGAGCTGGAGCCTTGGAGTATGAACGAGGAAAATGCAAACAACGAATCAGAAAATTCGGAGAACGATACCACGTCATCAATCCCGACAAATTCGAATTGTACATTGGAGCGGCCATGGCAGAATTCAATACTGGACGAGACAGAGCAATACTTGCACTTGCTAAAACGGGATTCGCGTTTACGAGATCAAAGGGAGGGCTCGAAGAATTGTACAAAAACGATTACTTGCAACAGATGCGGCGAGAAACAGAAAGTACTGAAGGATCCGGAGATGTACGAGGGATTGTTCCATCCATGCCAGAGCGATTTGTGTCATAATGTGTGGAATGGTACAAACTGGCTAAGATAACTTGAAAAACAAAATGAAAAGCCAAATGAAAAGCAAATTAAAAAAAAAAAAAAAAAAAAAAAACAAAAAACAAAACAAACACAACAAAAAACAAA